AGAGGGACTACAAGAATTTGGCGCAGCTGTTGCTCAGAACTTAATAGAGCAGGGTATATACAATCCAGATCAAGGCACGTTTGCAGGGACACAGGAACCTGCTTTGTATGGCGCAGGAGTTGGTGGGTTCGTACAAGCCCTAACAGATATGATCGCCCCACGCAGAGGAGGTAGAAGAGATGTTACAGAGACTGAAGACACAGGAAGTGGAGAAGGCGCTCCAGTTGATACACAAGGCGAACAAAGAACAAAGGGACCTACCGATACCACAGGAGCTACAGAAACTGGAACCACTGGAGTGGTTACTCCTAGAACAGATGCTAGAGATGATACTGTTGGAGAAGGAGAGGAAGACGTTACACTAGACGCAAAAAAGAAAGGGGAGGAGAAAAAGAAAGAAGAAGAGGAAGGCGATCCTAAAGTAGATGAAAAGGGTAGAGCCACACTTGGGCAGACATACCCGTTTGTAACTGCTGAAGCTTCTGCTATTTTAGAAAGCGTAGATGAAGGGGCTATGTTCTCTAGCATAACACAAAACTTTAAAAAAGTGTTAAAAGAGAACGGTATAGAAGTCACAAAAGATATGACACCTCAAGATGCCGTATATCGATTACAGATGCTCGCTGCTACAGGTAAAAAAGGAGATACGCGTAAGTCTAAGGTAGTAGACGAAGAAGCAGATGCCGCGGATCAGATGAGTCAAGCCTTTAGTGGCAAACCTAAAGAAGTAAACGTAGATGCGGACGCAAACAAACGAGCAAAAGACACATACAGACTCAACTTAAAAGATGGATATTATTTAGATTCGGAAAAAGATTCAGGAATATCTAAAGAAGAAGCCGCTAAAAACCTAGCGGAGTTTAACAGGTTAACAAGTGCAGGTAACTTTCAGAAGTTTAATAAAGTGCAAGCTACTCTGGCTATAGAAGAAGCTAGAAAAAACTTAATTGCAAAATCAAAAGAAACAGGGAAGAAAGTTACAAAGGAAGATCTTGTAAAGGAGACACAGTCTTTATTTAAAAAGTACAACGTAATACAGGTAGAAAAGAGGGAAGATGCTTTGTCTACAGAGGACAAAAATAAGATTGTTAATTTAGTTCAATCTCGCCCATCTAAGACTGTTAAAGGAAATGCAAATCCATTATTTCGTGTAGCTCAAGTATTAAGTAAAGATTCTAATGTAGAAGGTGTGCTAGATAACGCTGCATTTATGGCTGTAAGAGGGGAGCCTACATCTGGTAGTGATCTAGACCCAGGAAGAGTTTATTTCGTAGCTAAAGGAAACCAAGGAATAGAAGCTGGTAAAAGAGTTGAAGAATGGGTGAACGCAAATTTATCTGAAGAAGGTAAAGCATGGTTCGCATCTAGGAAGAAAAAGTATGAAGTAGAACCAAAAGCTAGCACGGAAGGGCTTTTAAAACCTGAAAAAAAGAAAGGTGAGAAAAAAGAAGAAGTAGATGAAAAGGAAGCAGACGTAGAAAAAGGTGTTACGGAGAAAACAACAGAAGAGCTAGCAGAAAAAGACCTTAAAGATGCTGTGGCAAAAGAAGCTCGAACAAAAGAGAAAGAAAGAAAAAAGGATGTAAATAAAAAATTAAACATAGGACTCATACAAGGACAACCCCCTAGTTTTATAGGTCCTCCGCGAAAGCCTATCATAGATAAATTGGTGCGAGACAGAGACAAACAGTTGAAGGAAATGGACCCTTTAAGCGAAGCGGTGGATGATAAAGGTAGAAATGTAAAAAACTTTGAGGTTGCAAAACAAATAGCTGTAAGACAGGCAAGAGAGTCGTTAGATGCAGATGGAACGCCCTATACTAAAAAAGACATAAAAGAAGTGGCAGACAGCATACTACCCACTTTAAGGTATATGTATGATGCAAAAGCATTAGCTAAAGATGAGACTGCTAAGAAGAGAGCAGAGAAAAAGAAATTTGATCCTAAAAAAGCTGAACAAAACAAAGAAATAAAATTTATAAAAGAATTAAACCTCAAGACAAAAGAGAGACGACGTGCTATGGCACGAGCTGCGATAGCTAGACAAAAAGAAGCCGATAAAGAAGCAGCTAAAATAAACGAAGAAAATGAGAAGATAGGGCTAGAGCAGTTAGATACTCCTGAAAACCAACAGGATATATTGAACGAACTAAAACTAGAGAAAGACGCTGTTGAAAATCTTGATGTTAACCTAGATAGATCAACCATTGACTTGTTAGTACAAGGTAATCTAAAGGAGGGCCTGAACAATCTAGCTAAAACCTCTACAAACCCAACGATAAAAAAGCTGGCTACTAAGTTAGCAGAGAAGATAGGGACTACAAAGATTGAGGTTATAGGTAATTTAACTCTAAATGGTAAACCTGTAGCTGGAGCGTTTGACCCCACTACAAACACTATATTTATAGACGACAGCTTTATGATACCACACGTGTTGTTTCACGAGGCTGCTCATGCTGTTACGTCTGCTACCATAGCTAACAAATCAAACCCACTTACTAAACGGTTGGCAAATATATTTAATGAGATAAAGGGTCAACTCGACACCGCATACGGTTCTAAAAATCTAGATGAGTTTGTGGCAGAAGCTTTTAGTAATCCTCAGTTCCAACGAACGCTTGCACGTATACGGTTAAAAGACTCCAAAATAGATGCGTTACGAGCTTTTGGTAATAGAATAGCTAACTTTATCAGAGGTCTTCTTAATCTTGAGCAGAAAGAACCTACCTTTGGCACTGCCAAAAGAATAAACAACATGATTGATGGCATAATAGCTCCTGCTCCAGAGTTCAGAGATGCAGGATTGTTGCTATCTAACATGGACGCAAACAACACTAAAAACGTTTTTGATGATGCGATAGGTAACGACCAAAGAGAGAAGTCTTACATGAATCCGCAGGAGAAAAGTAGCTTTATAGCTCAAGCAAAAGACTTCTTATTTGACGGTGCTATAGCAGATGGCGTAAAAGACTTCTTTGCTAGCTTTGCTGACGCTCTTGTTATAACTGACATAGCTGACGGCATAGGGTTTCGTGACTTAGGTGCAAGACTTATGAAGCTATTGCAGTATCAACGAGGAGATTTAGAGCGAGTAGGAGGTATATTTAAAGAAAAACTAACCGAAGTTACACGAATATTAAAAGCAAACAAGGGGCTAGAAGCTAAACTAGATGACGTAATATATAGTCCTGACTATGGAGCTACAATATACCAAGTAGACCCCGACCCAAAAAATAAAACAGAAAAAGACTACATAGATAAAGATGGAAATGACAAGCTTGATGAGAACGGAAACAATTTACGGCAGATATGGAAGAAACAACAAAAGGCTTGGCAAGAATTAGGGGCAGACGGGCAAAGAGCCTATAGGATTATGCGTGACCACTATAAAAAAGAATATGAAAAAATAAGAGCTTTATTATACAGGCAGGTTGAAGAAGCTACAGATACAGCAACAGCAGAGAGTGTGAACACTGATGTATTTAGTAAGTTGTTTGACAAAGAAGTTCTAGATGTATACTTCCCACTAACTCGTGAAGGACGGTACGGTGTGACATATAAGTTAAAAACACCTACTCCTACAGGTGATAGTAAAGTAGTCGTGTTTGTGGACACTAGCACAGCAAAGGATGCTCTTGTAGCCGAACTAGAAAAGAATCCTAATGTAGACACAGACTCCATACAAGGAGCTAAACTAGAGACTATTAAAGAATCTTTCCGTAAAGCTCCTCCCACAGAATTTGTTGGTAAAGTATTAGAGTCTGTGGGTAAAGTTAAAGACCCCGCAGAAAAAGCGCGGCTAGAAGAAGAAATAGTAAGGTTATTCGTGCATGTCTTACCAGAAAGCTCATTTGCTAAATCTTTGGTGGCTAGAAAAGGTACACCTGGGTATATAGGTAGTTCTGTGCAAGCGTTTAAGACTAAAGGTTTTGCTATTGGACGGCAGGTCATACAGCTACAAAGAGGTAAAGAGTTACGTGAATTAAATAACGAGATACAAAAAGTAGTAAAAGAAGCGCGAGGAGAACCTAAGAAAAGTAAATTTATACCTTCTATAGAACGTGTGGGCGCAGAATTAGGAAGAAGAATAGAGTTTGCTACAAAGGGAGCTAATGCTAAAGAGTTTGAAAAACTTGTAAAAGGTGCAAACCAATCCGCGTTTATATACACCATAGGTTTAAATGCTTCTTCAGCTATTGTTAACCTGTCTCAAGTTCCTCTGGTTGTGTATCCTTACCTAGCGGCAGAGTATGGACTAGGCACTTCATTTAAGACTATTGGTAAAGCCTATAAGATGGTGGCTAACGGTGCAAATAGTATGAATGAATACTTTAGGTTTGATGAGGACACGGGTACATATGTGATGAAAGACAAGATCACAACGACTTTAGGTAAGGAGAGAGACATACGTCCCAGCGAGAAGAAAGCTGTGGGAGCATTTGCACCTTTAATAGTTGAGGCTGAGAAACGCGGACAGCTCACCAAGAGTTTTATCCTAGACGCTTTGGGCCTGGGAGAGACAGGCAAGGCATATGGTAACACGTTAGACAAAGCTACAGGGTTCTCTGCTATATTTTTTCAGGGTGCAGAACGTTACAACAGACAAACAACCCTACTAGCCGCATATGAATTAGCTCTACGTAAAGAATTAGGGGATTTTAAAACAAGCTCTTTTGCAGATGTGGCTTCAAAAGCTAGTCAAGAACAGGTAAGCAAGGCTACAGAGAAGGCTCTGAGGCAGTCTTTGGAACTAAATGGGGGTTCTGTATTAGAGACTGCGCCTCGTATATCTCAACAAGGGTTGGGACGTGTAGCCATGATGTACAAGACATACGGTGTGCGTATGTATACCACCTTGTTTAAAACAGCTAGGGAGTTGATACGAAAAGACAATACAATTCAAGATAAAGCTTTGGCATTCAGACAACTTGTAGCTGTGCATGGCAGTGCCTTATTCTTCGCAGGGGTACACGGGCTGCCGTTATATGGAGCTATGGAGATAGTGTATAACTTGTTACTAGCTGATGACGATGAAGATGATTTTGATACGATGGTTAGGAAAAGTGTAGGAGAAGAATACTACAAAGGGGCTGTAAACCTTATAACAGGGGCAGACGTAGCATCTCGTATACGATTGACAGGTCTACTAATACAAGAAAATAGATACAACAGAGATGCTTCTTTTGAAGAAAACGCTTTCTTCTACTTTGGAGGACCTGCATTTAGCACGTTCGATAGAGTTGTAAACCGTGGTCTGTATAGCGCACTATTTGTAGATGGCGACATAGAAAGAGATTTAGAGAACATAGCTCCTCCTTCTATTGCAAACGCTTGGAAAGGATTGTTTGGTAGAACCGCAAGAGAGGGATATGTCACACGAAGAGGTGATGCCATATACGGAGATCCTACATTTGGCGATATAGCAGGGTCTGTGTTCGGGTTTCCTCCAGTAGAATATACGTTACAGATGGAAAAGAATAATATAGAGAAGGGTGTGGACAACGCTATAAACACACAAAAAAGTAAACTGCTACGTAAGTTATATGTCGCTATGCGACAAGGCGATCTAGATAGTTACGATGATGCCCTGCAGGGTATAATGAAGCATAATGCCAAGCATCCTTTGTCAGCCATAACACCTGAGTCTATAAAAAGATCGTTAAAAAGACATATGGAAACCTCTAAAAACATAGCCACAAATAAAGGTATTTCTATATCTTCACAGAATCAAGACATCATAAATTTAAGAGAGATGGAGTACGATTCTGATTATAACTTTGAATCTCTGTTCGGTGATTAAAAAGAGTGACCACCCGAAGATGGTCACATAAGAGAAAGAGAGTGACAAGCATAACCTGTCACCCTACGTTTATCACAAAATTCTCCAAATGCGAACACCTAATTTATTGTCTTCCACACGCACATGCGTTTTTATATCCCAACCTTTTGTTTTTGCTATATTTTTTATTTGTTGTATAGCCGCCTGGGTGTTGACACACAGGATGAATACAGAAGAACTTGTTACCATGTTATCCCAGTCTACTATAATTCTCACACCATCTGGGTTCAGGTCGTCAGATTTCAGTATGCCTTGGTTTATTCTCATTCTCTATAGAACAGTCAACAGCTATAACTCTCGTTACAGGCAGGTTCATGTGTGTGCCTTTACTTAGGCGCATGGTAGTGTTTGTTGCACCCAACTTACTTTTAAGATCTTGCATAAAAGATGTATAGTCTATCTGCTGTTGTCCGCACCATGCCTTCAAAGGCTTTGGTATCAAATAGGCACGTTTTAGATCAGTTTCATAACGTGCAACCAATTTACCTCTTGGTAACGCTTCGGGTATAACAATGTTAGTAGTGCCATCCTCCTGCGCTCGTAGGTCTTCTGTGCTTTTAATCCATAAGACGTTACTCCAATGCTCGTGTATATAATCATTAAGTGTCTCCTCAACAGATATACTCATACCTGACACTTCATTCTTACTCTCTTTCAAACGAGCTATTGCCCACTTAAACACTTTCTTTGGATCATAATCCACAAGTCCCAAACGGTTTGCCAATATAACGCCTGTCATACTAGCCGCTACCAGCGCAGACCAAAATCTATTCTCTGCTTTTAATCCTGCTTGAGTATCCACTCTGACTTGTACATTATGTAAAAGCTTCTGCACCTCTTCCAAGTGATTGATAACGTATTTTATGTATATCCTACCTGCATGCCCGTGGTTACGTTGTAGCTGTAAGTTAAACTTGTCTGTTTCTTCTTTTGAACCAAACTTCATATCTGGAACACGTATCTCCATAAGTCTCTGCGCTTCAGCTTTTGGCATAGCTTTGGCTGTACTTATTTTTTCTATTAAACTACGGTTTGCACTTGTGACTGCTATAAGTTTCCAAGGTTTACCCCGCTTTCGTTCTACGTTCCCACCTTGAGACATTCTGTTTCTTTGTTTACCGCTTGTAAGCTGATACACAAGGTCAGACAACTCTCTAGCCGAGGCGTTCGTAAGTTCGTCCATATATAATGGTAGACTGTGATACAGCTCCCCTCTGTTCATCATAGAGTTGTGCGTGTCCTTTTCAAATATTAACAAGTCAGCATGATTACCCCATACAGACAAAGCTGTGTTCATAGCTGTAGTCTTACCAACTCCTGACCCACCATTTAGATGTAATCCTGCACAGTTTATTGGTAGAAGAGACATGAGGGGCGAGCCAAATGACGTGCCAACCACAAACTGATGCAGTTCAAACCCATCACGGTTATAAAAGTTAGCTAAATTTTTCCATTCCTCTAACGTGCCTTTGGGGTCAAATGCTTTCATCAACCCTGCTGTCTGCACTGATGGGGGGTTAGACCGCACGTCATCTTTGTGTATCTCTTCTTTACCAAGAACAAAACCTCCAAGCTCTTCATCTGACCAACCAAACTGAGTGCGAGCCAGATTAGCAGTGGTTTTTGCCTGTAAGTGGTTTATCCATGTCGTTGTATATTTCATTATGTCTTCCATACCTATTACAGCTATGCCTTCCATAGCTAGTTGCTTTCTTAACTCTTCTCTTGATGTTACAGAAGTTAGAGGCACTGTAAACTCTCTAATACCATCTTGCGGCAAGTGTAATCGCATGACCACAGCTTCACCTGTGTCCTCGTCACGAATACGCTTGGTAACATATAAGTCATTCTGGTATACCATCTTATCTTCTATATTACCTTCCTTATCTTTAAAACGTACGTATACACCCCCTTTTGCTCCTCTAAAATACGGCTCTGGATATAAAGGTATGTCCTTTGATACAGGGGCTTTTTTTATACTTTTACCCAGTTGTATAGGGGATTTTATCTTTTTCTCTTCTTTATATTTACATCTACTGCAAGGTTCGGGGTTCTCTGCCTCAAATGTTGTACAGTAATAAGGGTCAGATATACGCTCAACCTTTTCTTCTGTTAAATATTTACTGTACTCTGGGTGTCTCTCAGACATCTTATGTATAGCTTTGTCAGCATCATTACAAAACTTAGCTATGGACAACCCTGCCCTCCACAAAGGCTCACTTACGCCCTGTTGGTTCTCCATTATGTTTTTTATCTGTTCACATCCCACACCTTTTAAAGTCTTGTCTAATATAACTTTAAAGCTGTTCTCTGAGTTCTCTATTATGGCTTTCTTAAACGCATTCTCTTCGTTGTCTACCTTGGTAGGTATGGTCACGCCTTCCTTACCTATCAACCGTGCGAACTCGTCAAACTCCACATCATGGAACTCACCTGTACCAAAGAACATGACAGGTTTATGTGTGCCATGTTTGTGGTTGCGTGTGCCAGGAACTCTGAGTACCCGCGCAGCGTCCGCAGTTACACCATTGTCTGCTAACAAGTTATGCTGTATACACATATCTTTAAGCCCCTGGGCCACGGGTAACCATTCAGCATAGGATATACTTTCCGTAAGCACCCAATATACGTGTATGCCATACCCAGAATTTATTAGCATTGGACGAGGCAAACCTGTTGCTCCGATAAATCTTCTCAAATCTTGAAAAGCCGTGTTCTGGTCAGGGTATTCTTTACCTACACCACAATCTAAATCTAGATAAAAAGAACTTAAACTCTTTACGTTTGTTACTTTCCTATCGTTACTTGTTGTAAAAGTAGCCAGACCAAAGTATGCGTTAATACCTTCAGCGTCTAACTCGTTAGCTCTGCTTATTACATCGTCTATAGTTGCATGGAAACTCTGTACTTTCTTGTCACCAAGACCCAACACAGAGTAGTATCCATCACCTAAGACTTTCTCTAAAAATTTTTTTGTTTCCATTTTTTCCCACCTTGTGCCGAAGACACCACGACAAGATACGGCACGTTATCCTTTCGGTATAAACCTAGTCGTGGTGTAGTTCTATTAATCGTCCCAATCTAAGACGATAGAACTCAAGTCGTCATCAGTAGCCTTGGTGGGAGGGGAGGGCTTCTTAACGACCTTCTTTGGCTCAGATACAGGCTCTTCCTTATCCTCTACGATCACAAGAGGCTCGTCGAAAGGATTGTCTTCAGTCTTATTAAAAACAAACCCATCAGTTGCCTCAAAAGGATTTCTCTCTTCTATAGGCACATACTTTACAACCTGTACAGCTCTCAAACGTAACGATACGTTCTGCTTGCCCCCGTAGTCATAGGGATAAAACTGTACACATACGTTAACTATGCTACCTGTGGTCAACAAGAAGTCATCTTCTAACTTGTTATTACTAGCGTCAACCTGTAAAGGCTTTTTAGTAATCTCGTTTTTGTATACGCCTTTCAGATTTGCCTTGTGAGTGAACATGCCATCATCGTCTTTGACAAAAGTCCTCTCTAACTTATCTGCCCACTTTTCTTTCCTGTTAGCTAGATAACATTTGGACATGGCGGTGAACAACCCTTTTGCAGTATCGTTGTCCATACGAAACTGTATGGAATATTCTGCGTTTTGAGCATTAGGCTCACATGCCACAGATCGTCCTTCGTTACTATCAAAGCGATACGTCCTGTTTATTTTAGGCCATAGAGCTTCTACGTTTTTTATAATATATTGTTCCATTTGTCTCTCCTTCTCTTTATATTATAAATCTTCATCTAGTTCCGCTAGTGAATCTTCGTTCACTGTTTCTTCGCTACGTTTACTAGATACTTTAGTTAATGCAGTAGCTACCTCACCAACACGAAACCTATAAGTATTACCTATTTTTACATAGGTATCTTCTGGTATGTGTTTCTGACGCACCCACGCACGAACAGTCGATATAGACACGCTAAAATGTTTAGCTACGTCTTCTATTGGTACATAAGGTTCATTCATTTCTTCCTCACAGAAATTGTTACTTCTTCTTCAATCTCTAATCCGTCTGGCTTAAGATTAGGATTATCCTCCAAAAACTCTTTCATGTTCGCCTGATTGATACGTTTATCCAGTAACTGAGGTGCATTCTCTTCCACAATAAGTTTGTGTATCGCATCCCATTCACTGACCCAGTACTTCTTTTTAGTCGAACGAAAAAATAGTCCTTCGGAAGTTCTCACGCTTTCTACATTATGGTCTTCACAATGAGATAGCATTGCCTGCTTCACGGTATCCATCTGCCGTATAAGTCTGCCATCTTCTTCCTTATACTTAGCTGACAACATGGATCTTTCTGCTCGTATACGTAGATACGTTTTTGCCAATTTATCAGGGGTTACTTTACCACCCATGTCTCTCTCCTACTCTTATTATCTAATAACATATAATGTCAAAAGATTACTTAGTCAAGTACTTCTTTGTAAAGTTCTACAAATTTTGTGTGAACGTTTATTTTTCTATCTAATAGTCTGTATACATGCTTTTCTGCATCAGAACCTTGCAGTTGTACCACAGTGCATTTATGTGTCTGCCCTGATCTATGTACACGTGCGTTCGCTTGGTCATAAGTTTCTAACGAACTTGTTGGCCCCCACCACACGACTGTATTAGCTCGTGTTAACGTAACACCGTGCGCTGCCGCTTGTGGCTGTATCACGAGTACCTGTGGGTCAGTCTCTTCTTGAAACTTTTTAAATATTTGTGTGCGTTTATACGCAGGTACATCACCTCGTATAACTTCTGTAGTTATTTTCTCTGCCCTAAGTTTGGCTGTTAGTATATCTATTGCATGTGTAAATGGTACGAACACAAGAACTTTCTGGCTTGACTCATCAATCACTTCTCGTAGCACTTTGTATCTGTTCTTTATATCAAACTCTAATACGTCACCTTCGTCCGTGTATACAGCCCCTGCCGATATTTGCAGTAGCTTGTTAAGAGTTACAGCCGCGTTTATAGCGGTCACTTGCTCACCTGTGATATCTAACACAAGCTTTGTCTTTAACTCTTTGTAATATTTCTTTTGTTGGGCAGTAAGCTCCACCTGTCTTTTTGTGTATACCATAGGGGGTAAGTCTAGACACTCATCTTTAGTAAAACGTATAGCAGGTTGCAATGCTCTAAACACTATATCTGTAGCATCGGGTCGTATCTTCCATGTAAACTGAGATACTTTAAACATAACCATATCCTTAAACGCACCAAAAAATCTTGGCACTCTGTTTGGACTAACGAGTTTTGCCAGACCGTATGCGTCTGTAGGGTTCTGCGCAGCGGGTGTGCCTGTCATCATCCACAGCCACGTGTTATCATGTATTAGCTGACGTAATAATTTCCAGCGCCTCGTTTGAACATTCTTATAATGTGTGGCTTCGTCCACAATAATTAAATCAAACCCGCCTTTTTTAAGGTCATCCAGTACAATACCAATACCGTCGTAGTTTATAACCACATAGTCAGACCCTTCTTGTATTATCTTACTACGCTTTTCCGATGACCCATGCGCCACCGATACAGTTCTATGAGTCGCAAATGTAAACAAGTCATCACGCCATGCACTATCCATGATCGAAAGCGGGCATACTACAAGCACTCTGTTTATTACGCCTTGTTTCATAAGGAAGTCGGATGCCCATATAGCACTTGCGGTCTTACCCGTGCCTTGTTCATTGAAACAAAATCCTTTTTGGTTTATAGTAAGGAATGATGCGGTTGAAATTTGGTGGTCAAATGGTTGGTATCTTCCTGTCCATTTGTATTTTACTTCTATGGGTGATGGTGATTTTATACCTAGCTGATTCAGGCTCTGTGCTTCTTCAAGACCCCAATTAACTATAACCTCGTTATCACCAACCTTCTGACTTTTAGGTATGGCATCTATGACTTTATCGGGATCACGTAACCGTAGACGTAAAGCCTTGTTGTCTATTATTTGCATGTCTCTTTCTCATTTTTATTTATTTTTTATTTTTATTTTTAGTTTTGGTTAGCACAGACTTTATAGTCTTTGCTTGTTTCGCGTGGGTCTTCGACGCTTTGGTTAAACCCTTGGCTACTTTCTTTAATTTGTTTTGTATTTGTCTAGTCATTTTTTCTTGGTCGCCCCCTTTTTCGCTTCGTGCTTGGCTCTGAGTTCTTGCTTGGCTCTTTTTGCGATCGCGGCTTGTCTTGGCTTTCCTGCAACTTTGGCTCTTTGCTCCACCACAGTAAGGATTTGAATCTTCCTAGCATACGGCTTATTAATACGTTTAACCTTACGAGCAGTTGCTTGGGCATCTGCCACAGTGGCAAATTTAATAGGGACTGTATCTTTGGGGTTTTCATCTGTGTAAAGCCTCCTTCCTGTTCCTTTTGGTTTCTTACCTGTTCCTGTTT